ACTACGAATATATAGAGGAAGAATTTAGAAGAAGAAGAGAGGGTCTTTGGTTTATGAATAATGGAACACCAACATATATTACTGGTAGTCATTATATGTTTTTACAGTGGTCTCATATAGATATAGGTTACCCTGATTATAGGGACGCTAATAGGAAATTCTTTATTTTTTGGCAAGCCTGTAAACTCGACCCTAACTGTATGGGTATATGTTTCCTAAAAAACAGACGATCTGGGTTCTCATATATGGCTAGTTCTGAGATGGTTAACCAAGCAACACAGACTTATGAGTCGAATTTTGGATTGTTATCAAAGACAGGTTCTGATGCAAAAAGTATGTTTACAGACAAAGTGGTTAGAATATATAGAAGGTATCCATTTTTCTTTCAACCTATACAAGATGGATCTAGTAATCCAAGGGTAGAATTAGCATTTAGAGAACCTGCAAAGAAAATAACAAAGAAACATAAACATATAGAAAAGTCAGAAGCACTTAACTCTGTTATAGACTGGAGAAATACTGCAGATAATAGTTATGATGGAATGAAACTTAAATTACTTATCCATGATGAGGCAGGTAAATGGACAGGATCAACGTCTATAGCTAAAAACTGGGGCGTAACACAAACCTGCTTACTTCTTGGTAGAAAAATTGTAGGTAAATGTATGATGGGCTCAACTGCTAATAAATTAGAGGATGGTGGATTAGAATATAAGGACTTATATTATAACTCTGATGTAACTGATAAAGATTTAAATGGCAGAACCAAATCTGGACTATACTCTCTATTTATACCCTCTTATGAAAATTTAGAAGGATTTATAGATGAATATGGATTCTCTGTAGTAGATACACCAGAAAAACCTGTTTTAGGTTGTGATGATATACAAATAAGTGTTGGTGCAAAGGATTATATGAAAAATAGAAGAGATGGATTAAAAAACAATACTAGTTCATTATCAGAGTTTAAAAGACAATTTCCATTTACTACTGAAGAGGCTTTTAGAAATGATTCACTTTCTAGTGTTTTTGATGTAGAAAAAATATATCAACAATTAGACTATAATGAGGTAACTGACAATCTAACAATTAAGGGTGATTTTATATGGAGAAATGGAGCACAAGACACTAGTGTTATATGGATCCCTAATAAAAAGGGTAAATGGGAGGTCACATGGTTTCCTGAAAAAGAGATGCAGAATCTAATAGATACTAAGTATAGTAAGAAAAGGCCTGGAAATGCGTTAAATTTAGTTGCAGGATGTGACCCTTATGACCATGATACAACAACAGATGGTAGAAGATCTAACGCTGCTTGTCATATTTATCATAAATTTACTATAGCTGATGGATTACCATCAGAGCAATTTGTTTGTGAATATATATGTAGACCACCAAAGGCAGATATATTTTATGAAGACATGATTAAACAATGTGTATTTTATGGTTGCCCAATACTTGTAGAAAATAATAAAATAGGAATTATAAAATATTTTGAAAGAAGAGGATATTATGACTATCTTATGGACAGACCAGAATCAACGCATACAGATTTTAGTAGAAAGCAGGTTACCAAAGGTATACCAGGATCTGGTGCTGCTGTGATTAATGCCCAAGCAGAGGCTGTAGCTACTTATATTTACGACCATGTTGGGTTAAAACAAGACACTGGGGAGGTAGGAAAATGTTACTTTAATAGACTTTTAGATGACTGGAGTAGGTTTGATATAGACAATAGAACAAAATTTGATGCTACCATCAGTTCTAGCCTTGCATTATTAGCCTCACAAAAATTCGTCCAAGTTAAGAAAGATACGCCAAAATTTACTAAATTTGTAAAAACATATCAAAATAAAGGTTTATTATCTAAAAAAATAAAGTAAATGGAAATAGGAAATATATTTGGAAAGGACAAAAAAATAGGTGGATACCCTAGTCCATTAGTATCGCCAAAGGAAAAGGAAAAGAAAGAGTATGGCCTTGCTTACTTTAAAAAAATGTATCATGACTGGAAAGATAACTCTGAAATAAATATAGATAGCAAGAAAGCTAGATATGCAAAAGCAAGAAGTTATGCTCAAGGCTCTCAAAATGTGTCCAAGTATAAAGACTTATTAGATGTACAGGGAGACACTTCTTACCTTAATTTAGACTGGACACCTGTAAATATAATACCTAAATTTTTAGATTTAATAGTAAACGACTTATCTAATCAAGAATACGAAGTTTTAGCAAATGCTACAGATCCTGTTTCAGAAACTAAAAGAGAGCAAGATAAGAACAGGATGTTTGCTCAAATGCTTGTTCAACCAGGATTAGAGGAATTAAGTAAAGTAACAGGATATGATTTAAGACAAAAAGGGTACATACCTAGAACTCAAGAGGAATTAGATATACATATGGCACTTTCTTATAAACAGGCTACAGAGGTGTCTATGGAAAAGGGCATCAAGTTTATAATGGACTTAAATAATTATGATGGAATTAAAAAGGCAGTAATTAGAGATTTAATTGTTTGTGGGGTTGGTGCCTGTAAAACATATATAGATCCTAATTCTGGGGTAAAAGTAAAAAGAGTAGAGCCAGCTAATTTAATCACTTCTTATACTAATCATGAGGATTATTCAGATATTCAGCATGCAGGTGAAGTTTATACGATAACTATTGGTGAATTAAAAAGATTAGCAGGCGACCAATTAAGCGAAGAAGATTATATTAAGATAGCTGGAGAATACTCAGGTAAGAACAGTAACGATTCAGTAAGTCCTAATTATGAGTCTTATATAAATCAATATCAACATGAGCATGAATATGATAAATTTAGAATAACTGTAATGGATGCAGAGTTTTTCTCAGTTAATGAGTTAAAATACGAAAAAAAGAAAAATGCTTATGGTGGTTATACTGTTAGAAAAAAAGATCATAACTATAAAAAACCAAAAACATCTAAATTCAATAGAGAATTAATTAAAACATCCTTAAAGGTTGTTTATTCAGGAATATGGATAGTTGGAACAGATTTTGTATTAAACTATGGTTTGGCTAAAAACATGATGAGAAAGAAATCTAATCTAACAGAGACTAAATTATCATATGTTGTATACGCACCAGGGACTCATAAAATGATTAATAAATCAATGGTAGAAAGAATGATACCATTTGCAGACCAAATACAACTTGCTCACCTAAAATTGCAACAAATAATAGCTAAGGCAAGACCAAAAGGTGCAGCGTTTGAATTAGGTTCACTGGAAAATGTATCTAAAGGAGATGGTGGAACCTTTACCCCAATGGAGCTTCAAGAGATATACGATCAAACAGGTAATATATATTATAGAACCATGAGTGACGATGGACAACCAACTAGCACTATTCCTGTACAGGAATTAGAAAATGGTATAGGTGGTGATATGACTAAATTAATCTCCATTTATCAACATAATCTACAAATGATAAGAGATGTAACTGGAGTAAATGAAGCTAAAGAGGGTGCTAAGCCACCAAGTGAGGCTTTAGTTGGTGTTCAAAAATTACAAATTCTAGCATCAAATAATGCAACTAGAAATATTAATGATGGGTATCTTAGTTTAACAAAAAGAGTTGCTGAGTGTATATGTATGAGACTTCAGGATATTATAAAGAATAAAGCAAAGTTTAAGTCGTATTCTAATGCACTAGGAAAAGGAACTATGTCTATGATGAAAATGAATGGAAACATATCCCATCATGAATTTGGTATTTTATTAGAGGTTGCACCTGATGAAGATCAAAAATTACAACTAGAACAAAATTTACAAATGTCTTTAGCTCAAAAAGAAATGAGATTAGAGGATGTTATTACTATAAGGTCCATAAAAAATATGAAACTTGCTAATCAGGTTTTAATGTTTAGAAGAAGAAAATACCAAGAAGAAGAAGAAAGAAAAGCAAAAGAGGCTCAAATGCAAAATGCAAAGATTCAACAACAAGCTGCCCAACAACAGGCTCAAATAAAACAACAAGAGATGCAAATGCTAGCACAAATGCAGGCACAGGAGGCTCAGATGAAATCTCAAAGTAAGATACAAGAGATGCAATCAGAATATCAGTTAAAAGATCAACTTGACTCTAAACAACATCAAAGAAGAATGAAAGAGATTGCTCTTAATAATTCAGGTAAAGAAAAGGTTGCTAACGTATCAGGAGAAGTAAAATTAAAGTCTCAAGATAAATCTGCTTATAATCAATCTAGGATGGTAGAGCAAAAAAGAGACAGAGCACTTCCTTTATCGCAATTAGAGGAAATGCCACAAGTAGAGGAAAATCCTGAAAATCCAATACCAAATAT